TTTCTTTAAGAGTTTTATAAGCATCGCTGTTTCTTATATTTCTCTGTTCTAAATCTGGTAAATAAACTTTTTCTAATAAACTCATAATTATTGTTGGTTAGGATCAAATTTAATAGCTGATCCACTTCTTCCGTTACCTTGTTGAACTGCAAATTTAAATTTCTCTTCATGAGAGCCTGGAGCAATCGTATATCTAATTTTAAATATATCTTGAGCAAATTTAATTTCGTCTAAATCGTCTATTAAACTCTTTGCATCAAAAACACTTTTATTAGATTTCTTAAATTTTTCTAAAGCCATGTTTGCTTGCTTATCAAAAAAATCTGCATCTGCTAAAGCAACACCAAAGTTTTGAACCTTAGATGGAAAAGTAAGTTGATCTAAAGTAGGAACAAAGTCTAAATCAAAATCTTCCTGGACAACTGCTAAGTAAGCTTTTTCTGGAGACATACCATCTAAAACTTTGTCTCTATAACTTTTAAGAATGTTTTGTTTTTTAGTAGCAATAGCAGCAGCAATCTTTTGTCCTCTTGGACCAGATACTCTTGAAATATTTACAATGTTTTTATCAATTAACTTTGTATAAAATTTATAATCTTGATGTCCTGTAAAGTCACTTTTAGCTTTATCTATAATTGCATTGAAAGCAGAAATATCCTCCATAGCCATATTTTTTAAAATATTGTTATCAAGGATGTATGAATTTTTTATATCATCTAACTGTTGAATAGTTTTAGCAGAATAAATTTGTACTGTTATTGCACTAAAGATTTCATCATCAGTTAAAATAGTTTTATCTTTGTTTGTCAGATGGTCAGATAATTTAATAAACATTGCCTCATTAAGTATTCCATCTTCATACATTCTATAAAGTTCATTTATTGTAGGAACTTCATTATCTGTTTCTGGATCATTTAGTTTTGCAGCATTATTAATTCTAAGTAATACTTCACTAAAAGCTCCGATCTGTGATTTGTTTTCGTAAATCTCTTGCAAGTTAGATTTTTGTTCTTTAGCTTGACCATCACTTATAATTTTTTGTTTAGCTTCTTTTACATATTGTTTAGAAGCCTCTAAACCAACTGCTTCCTTTAATGAATCTTTATTTTTTAAAATAGTTTTTGGTGAAACTTGTAAATTAGCATTTAATAATAATTTGTTTTTTAAATTAGTTTTCTTTTTAACTAATTCACCATAAGCTTTTGCACCTACATAATTTTGATAAGCTTGGTTATTAGATAATTTTTCAAAAGCTATTGTTCCTTCCGCCATCTCTGCCTGGTCAGTAGAGATCATTTTAGAAATAGCATTGTCAAATGACTTATCTAAATTTAATGTAAATTGTTCGACATTGTTTGTAGAAACTTGACCTACAAGTTTTGGAACTAATAAAGCTTTTTTTTCTGCAATCTTATCTGTTAAAAGTTTTCTTACTGGCTTACTAACTTTAGATAATACATCTTCAAAATTACTAGGATTTAAATCTTTTTCTAATTTATATGGAGCATCAAGATCTAAACTTTTAGTATATTTTTCGTATGCTCTTTGCATTTTAATATTAATATCAGGCAAAGCTTCATTAACCTGATTATTATCTTGAATAGCATAAAGATCTTTTTGTATTGCACCGATTGCTTTTGTAACTGCGTTTATACCTTGACCTTGAACTTTTGCTAAAGATAAAGGTAAAGCTAGTGTAGATGTTTGAGGAACATTGCTTGCTCTAACTGCTTGTTTGCTATTAAAAATTTCTAACTTAGCCATTATACAATTACCAATCTTCCAGCTTGATTACTTTGATAACCCATACTTAAAAGGCTGCCAGCAGCTTTTGCATATTCTGCTCTAGCTGTAAGATCTCCTTTTAATCTCTCTCCTTGACCTCTAGCTTCTAATAATAAACTTTGATTAATAAGATCGTTGCTTTCAACTTTTCTATTGTAGTCAGCTAAAGCTAAATCAAATAATTGTGTTTGTGCATTTTGCACTCCTACAAAGAATGGAGTTGTTCCTTCTCTATACTCAGCTCCTGATCTAAGAGCATTAACAAAGAAATTTGAAAATTGTTGTTTTTGTTGATCTACAAATCTTGGTCTTTCAATAGTATTATAAACTTTTTCTTGAACAGCATTTTTTTGTTTTAAGTATGCAGCTTGTTGATTATTTACTGCTTGGTTATATTTTCCGATTGCTTTAGCTGATTGTGCTGCTGCTATGTTACCTATGAAACTCATAAATTTTTGCCATCCTGTAATAGTTAGTTTTGTCAGGTCCATACATTTTCATAAGACCTTCTTTTTTTAGACCAAGCCATTCAGCAAATCTAACTCCTGTTGTAAATTCTTCTTTAACAGAAGTTTGTAATCGCCAAATCTTGTTGTTAGTACAAAGTAAATCTAATCTTTTCTTAACTGAACTTGCTGCTTTGATTTTGTGATCAAAAACTCTTTTGCTTGTAAGTACCCAGCCTTCAGCCACTCCATCCCATAATGGATAAATGCCGCCAGCAAGAATAGGAAGATGATCAAGTAATAAGGTATAAGATAAACCAGGTATTGCCATGTCCAATCTGTTTTCTGTGTAACTTGCATCTGCTTCCATTAATTTACTGTTCATGCCAAATTCAATAATATCGTCTCCATGTTCTTTCTCGTATGGAACAATCTCAAATCTAGCCATCAGATGTAACCACAGTTGGATAAATTGCTAATACTGAACAAGGTAAAGGTTGATCTTGTTTAATAAATATAAATCCATCTGAATTGTAATCATCTCTAAATTCTATTTCTTTATCTCCAGCAAGCAACGTATCAACTGGAGCTGATAAATCACTTGATGTTGTTCTAAATGGAACTGTCTCTAATTGTGTTAAGCTTGGTCCAACTTTAACACCAACAGTTTCAAATAATCTTAAAACAACTTTTGAAATTCTTTTTGTTTTACCTTGAGAAGTTCCTTCAGCAGCTCCGCCTTCAATTCTCATTGTTTGTAAAACACTATCATAAGCTAATCCGACACATGCTTTAGTTACTGATCGATCTAATGTTATTGAACCTGAGCTTACAGTTTTATTTGCATGTGCAGATCCATCAGCCAGGATAGATACTGTTTGTCCTTCTAAATGTGCTAGACCACTTAATGTAGTTGTAGCAGATCCAGAGTAGGAGAGGTGGCTATCTAAAAATTTAAAATCGTTTGCATCTGTTTCATCAAAATCAAAATCAGAAAAACATTCTACATATCTTTTAGTTGCACCATTAATTGTTCTTTTAACAATCACCCATAATTCATCTTCAGTAAGAACTCCTGATATAGATGCTGCACTTTCACAAACTGCATCACCTGATCCAAAAGATCCACCGAATATATGTCTATGCCAGGCAACAACATTTTCAGATCTTTGATAAGTTAAACCAGCTAATACTCCGTCATTTCTAACACACCAAATAATACTATCTGGCTCTTGTTGAAATATCATTTCGTTTATTCCAGTCTTTGTAACTGTATCATTTAAGATTGTTAGATCTGGAGCTACATAACCATCACTATCAAAGTTATAAGCTAATTCTCTAATTTTTCTTTTTGCTTTTTGTAAAAACAAAACTGCATTACCAGCTGGAATAGCATCGACACCAGCTGATCCAAAAGAACTTTGTCTTTTAATCGTTACATTTGTTGGTGTGATACTTGCATCTGTTCCATCCGCAGAAACTGTAAATTCACCTCCAGATGTGCCTACAATTAAAGTTCTTACTGCTTTTAAATATTGAATAGCATTAACCTGGTTTGATGCGATAGTATAAATCATAGCATCATCAGCATTAGTTCCTGTTGTAAAGTTTTCATAATCACCAGCTTTAGAAAACCATAAAGTCTGAGGATTATTATTTGTATTTGCAAAAACTAATCTTTGTTCAAAGAATGAAACACAGCTAGGTCTATTGTTAGCACCAGAAATCGGTAGAGAAGGAGATCCAGTAAATGAAACAGTTGCTAATGTCCAAGATGTATGTCCTGTTCGAGAAAGTTTTCTGACATCATGATTAGGATGCGTTAGGTACATCACGTCAGCAGACTGTGCAAATTTTATATCAAATAATTCTGCTTCTAAATATGGAGAAGCAATTTCATAAGCAGCAGCTGGAGATCCAGAAACTATCTGTCCTTTGTCTTTAAAAAATCTAATGTACTGATCGCCAAATTCTAAAATATAAGTTTGTGTTGTAGAAAATTCAAAAGGTATTAATCTTGTTTTCTTTGTACTATCTTTAACTTCAGCAATAAATTGTGTTCCAACTCTTCTTGTTGCAGCACCTTGAGGATGAACTAAAAAGTTCTCCATTGTTTTTACACCAGATGAATATTTTTCAAAATCTGTCCTACCATCCATCTTGGCAGAAAGTTCACCTGATACAAAAGATGTTAAGGCTAATGTTGTTCTTGGCATATCTTTTTATAAATTTGTTGTTGAGTTAAACCTTGTTCATCTTTTTTACATTTAGTCCTAGGATCAATTTCGCTTTCCTCAATAACTTCTACTAAAGCATATCGATAAACTTTTGTGTCGTCATATCCCCATTGAAAATGTAATAGAACTCTTGGCTCTTTATATTTTTTTATTAAACCAGGATCAAAAGCAGTTGCGGTCATTATAACCTCGCATCAGTAAATTCGTTACTCTCGATCGTACCTAAACTATTTTCTGTAGCATCTACAAATCTAGCTTCTCTTAATCTTTCGTCAGCAGTTACCTGATAATTTTTAGCTAGTGTTGCATTGTTTGTAATAGCATAAGCTATATCTGCAGCTAAAGCACTTGAGATGCTTTCTTGTAAGTATGTATCGTATTCGTTTGGATCTGTAATTAAAGCTATATAAACTAAATAAACAGTTCCTTCGTTTGTTTTAATTTTTCTACCTTCAACAACATAATCTATGTCAGATGCAATACTGTCTGTTGCACCTGTATGTATTTTTAAAACTCTTAAGCAATCACTTGGTAAAGTATATTGATTAGAATACTCTACTACTGGAGCTTCACTATCAGCTGCTAACTGAACTCTTTTAGTTAAACAGTTCCAAGCATGTGATCTAAAAATTCTATTTCTAATAGGCTCATACCTTTGATTACATAACCTAGCATTCTTACTATCATCTGTTAATTGTGTGATTGTAGAAGCGCCCAATAAGTTTAAACCTGAATTGCAAATATCAACTACTGATGCCATTTTTTTCCTCGCATTTAAAAGTTATTAAAATTTTTTCTTTGTTTATAAAATCTTCGTCTATTTCCATTAGTTTTGTAAAAGATCGAATGTAACCATCACTAATACAAGAGTGATACGTTGGATAAGATAACGTGTGAGTTATTGATCCTAATTGTTGATTACCGTTCAAACTAAATAAAGTTAAGATTAAAATATATTTCATGATTAGTAAGCCAGGCGGCTTTGATACCGC